ATTTCCATGACCACCTTTGACACACCCTTTTCGAGTGCGCCTTTTTCTTTCAACCTCTTTGTCCGGGAGATGTACACGAACTCTACATGATTTTGGATACACTTGTCAATCACATACGCTTCTGTCGTGTATGTCTTACCAATACTTCGCTCACTGTTGATGAGATTAAAGTTTCGTTGATATGGAAGGATGTCATAGATATTCCAGTGCAAACCGTCATAAACATTCATAGTTTTAACCTCTCAATCATTCTCCATAATATGATACAACCGTCAATTAGCAGAACTATGCCGAAGAGGACGAACTTATAAAAGTCTGAATCATAGAAAAGTGAAATGCAGTAGAACGCTAAATCTATCATTACTATAATGAAAAACGTGATTAAATTATACATAATTTTCCTCCATAATGTTTCACGTGAAACATTCTTAAAATAAAGTAAGACATACCCTGTTTAACAAGTAGGTGTCAACCCGCTCACCGGAGGATGGTTTCACCCATTGACTCCCTCCTGTCGTGCCTTGTTAATTACTAAGATATGCCTTACAACTATTATCATATCACCCTTTTATTGTAAAGTCAATATCTTTTAGAACAATTCCTCCTGGAACATGCATTGGCTGTAGCTTACCTGATGGTCTTGTACCTTGCTCCTGCTGTGATGAAGGTTCCAACTGGAATGTAAATCGGGTCACGGAATTCTTCTTCACCTAGGCCATACCGTATAATACCATGGTCATAATATGGAATCTTTGACTGCACCCTGGGGTTAAGTGCGAACTTTCCATATAGAGCGTTCAACATAAGTTTGGCTAGTGTTCTCATGGCCTTGTTTCCGTTCAGGGTAGATTCCATCTTGACTGCATTCCACTTGTCAATATAATCCTTGAACATTCCTGTCGTGCTCATGAACTTCCATCCACTGTGCCACTCTATGTTGTAAACATTGTAGTGTTCAAGGAACAACTCTAAATCCAGAGAGGTAAGGCACATTGTGATTTGTTCCCCTTTACTTGACCTCACATATTCAGTCGGTACGAAAGATAAATTATTCTTAAGCTGTATCGTTGGAATGTAACCTTCTTTGATTTCAAACTGACAGGTGAACATCTGTACATACAGATTATAAAGTTTATCTTCCTGATACTTTCCTTTAAAGAATTTCCCTTCACCAAATGGGAGTGGGTTGTAGTACATGACTGATGGATACAAACTGTTCACGTCCAGAACGATTCCTTCCCCTATGTCCTGCCCTTTGAAATCGGGAGTCACAGTACGTGAACCCTCCTTTATAAGACTGCCTTATGTCGTAGTCGTATTCTGGGATAGGAAACCATCTCTTGAAATTCTTCATGCCTATTGTATTTTTGTAATCATGCAGAGCGTTACTGCCCTGTGTCATCTGTGTGAGTTGTTGGTCGAACAGAACCTTTAATGCCCTTGCCATGATTTCTACGTCGTTACGGAGGTAGTCAATCTCCTGCTCTGTGAGTTCATGTCCAATCTCACGTTTTTCGTCGTAGTCGATTTCGAGCTTTGAGATAGGAAGGTTAAAACCCTTCGCCACCTGTGCTACACTGAAAGGAAGTATTTTGAGAGAGTCATATATCTTAACTTTCATCTTTGGCCCGAAGCAAATCTCTAAAGAGTAGAACTGTCCTTTGTCAGATATCAAGGTAGTGAAGCAATTCTCCTTCAAAGCCTTTCTGTCTGTCACATGGTTGAACCCATGCTCGAACAGCCAACAAAGAATGAACTCTCCATCAAACTTAAGGTTATGGAAGTAGAAAGTTGAATCGGGATGCAGTCGTGCAAAATTGAAAAAGTATTCAATGCTGTTCCCATGAAAAAACTTATTGTTATCATCTATGGTACAGATACCCGTTGCCCATACTCGACAATCTGTGGGGTCTGTCGTTGTCTCAAAGTCTGCTGTGTACAGCATCATTCGTCTGCACCTCCATACGCATAAGGTTCTAAATGTTCCACTATGTTGTCAATCTTAATCTGCATTTCCAATGGATTGTATATGAATTCCACTTGTAACACTGGGTCATTGTAGTAAAGCTCCACCAGGATATCTGCCGGGATTGACTGGGCCATTTCCACAATCTCAGTTCCCTTTGAACCAAAGGCCGTTTCCACTGCTTTGATAAAGTTCTGTTTATAGAGTTCATTTTTCTGAGCAGTGTACCCAC